TATGATAAATCTCAAGAAAATTTAGTGCAATCATTCAGCAGACATTTGTCAGATTTTGTGCCCCAACCAAGAAAAAAAAGAGGTTGATATATACTTGCCCTAAATGATAGGACGTAGTATAATTGTAGGATAATTCCACGAGAGCCGCAAGGTGTGGCAGCAGACTGTTAATCTGTGCGAAAGCAAGTTAGGTTCGATTCCTAATCGTGGAGCCAAGTTTTGTGGTAAGGAAAGTAAAAGGAGCATGGGCACGTCAAAGGGAGTCTGAACCGGAGACCACATACCGCACCTGCCACAAATTCATTATTATAGGAAATACATGACAGAATTTTATACGAATTGTTATACCCGTGGTGATAAAATTCTAGTGCGAGGATACGAGGATGGAGTTGCATTCTCTCGCAAAGTAGATTTTCAACCAACAATGTTTGTCAACTCCAATGCTGGCACCGCAACAAAATGGAGCACTCTATATGGTGCTCCCGTCCACGAAATAAAACCAGGAAGTATCAAAGACACACGAGATTTTCTTTCCACCTATGAGGACGTGGAAGGATTTGGCGTGCATGGTAATTCGAATTACATCCATCAGTATATCTCCGAGACATATCCAAAGGATATTGAGTGGGATACCGACAATGTAAAATTGTTCACTTTGGATCTAGAATGTAAAACGGATGCAGGGTTTCCTAATATTGAAACTGCCAATGAAGAAATCACTCTGATATCACTGCAAAACAACTTCACCAAAAACATTATAACATTCGGTTGTAAGGCATATAACAATACTCGCAAAGACGTCACCTATCATTTATGTAATGACGAACAGCATTTACTGAAAGAGTTTCTAGTATTCTGGCAACAGAACTATCCAGATGCACTTACAGGTTGGAATGTAAATCTGTTTGATGTGCCATATATCATCAACCGTATCAGACGTGTTCTGGGTGAAACATCGGCATCTAGATTATCACCTTGGAATATTATCAAGGAACGCAGAGTTACAATCCGTGGACGTGAAGAAATCTCATATGATATAGCAGGGGTATCTGTACTAGATTATCTAGATCTGTATAGAAAGTTTACCTACACCACCCAAGAGTCATATAGACTGGATCACATTGCCGGAGTGGAGTTGAACGAGGGTAAGTTAGATCTACCTGGAGTGGACTTCAAGGACAGTTACACTAATCACTGGCAGATATTTGTTGACTATAATATTCGTGATGTGGAATTGGTTGATCGACTGGAAGACAAAATGAAGTTGATCGAGTTGATTGTAACAATGGCATACAATGCCAAGATAAACTACGAGGATGTATTCAGTCCAGTGAAGATGTGGGATGCTATTATCTACAATCATTTACTCCAGAGAAATATTGTTGTGCCACAGAAATCTAATAGTCAGAAGGTAGAAGCATTTGAAGGAGCATTTGTCAAAGACCCAATCATCGGTGCGCACAACTGGGTGGCATCATTCGATCTTGCCAGTCTTTATCCTCATCTGATAATGCAATACAATATCAGTCCAGAAACAATGGATGATTATAGAATCAATACCAATGTTGATCAGTTACTGGCGAAAGAAGCAGACTTAGAATATGTGAAAGCAAATAATCTAGCACTTACTGCCAATGGGGTTTGTTATAGGAAGGATGTGTCTGGGTTTCTGCCTGAGTTGATGGAGAAAATGTATCAGGATCGTAGCAAATATAAAAAGCAGATGCTTGCGGTTCAGCAAGAGTTTGAGAAAGACAAGGGTAACAATAATCTACGCAAGGAAATCTCCCGTCTGAATAATATGCAGATGGCAGGAAAGATTGCACTGAACTCTTTGTATGGTAGTTTAGGCAATCCCTACTCAAGATATTTCGACCTCCGCATGGCAGAGGGCATTACAACCTCTGGTCAGTTATCCATTCGGTGGATGGCAGATAGGTTGAATGCATTTATGAACAAGACACTGAAAACTGAGGGTGAAGATTTTGTCATAGCAATTGATACAGATTCCATTTACCTTGCACTTGGTAAGTTAGTTGAAAAGACTTGTCCAAATAAAACTACCGATCAAACTATAAAATATCTTGATCGAATATGTACTGAAGTGTTTATGCCATTCATTGATAAAGGTTATCAAGAGTTGGCAGAGTATATGAATGCATATCAACAGAAGATGCAAATGAAACGGGAAGTATTGGCAGACAAAGCAATCTGGACAGCAAAGAAAAGATATATCCTGAACGTGCATAACTCTGAGGGTGTCCAGTATGCTCAACCAAAACTAAAGGTGGTTGGACTTGAGGTGAATAAATCATCCACTCCGGCAATCATCCGTAAGAAACTAAAGGACACCATACAGGTTATTCTAAACAAAACAGAACCAGAGTTACAGAAGTACATCGCAGACTTCCGCGCAGAGTTCAATGCAATGCCGGTTGAAGTAATATCATTTCCCCGTGGAGTAAACAATCTGAAGCAATACACTGGGTCACCGATATATGCCAAGGCAACTCCCATTGCTGTACGTGCTGCGTTACTGCACAATCACTACATAAAAAAACTTGGACTCACTAAACAGTATCAACCTATACTTGAAGGATCCAAGATAAAGTTTATATATCTAAACCCACAGAATCCAATTCGTGAGGATGTGATTGGATATGTTGATCACCTACCAAAGGAGTTTGGGTTGCACGAATTTATAGACTACGATAAGATGTTCGACAAAGTGTATGTTGATGCCGTGAAAATTATTCTGGATGCGATTGGTTGGGATACAGAACACAGATCATCACTGGATGACGAATTTTGAACAACATAACAATAATCAAGACTGGAATAAACGTATCAAAGATACTGGCACAACTGAAACAGTATTCTGCTGATTGGGGTGCCCAGAAAAATGTGGATGGAGTTGGGTCACTATTGGACCAAGGATTTCCAGATGTTGATGCAGGTGTGCTACAATTGGTTATGGGTGGAGTTACAGATCCTACCCAATATGTCGGTGATACAGAATTCTGTCACAAGACACCTGCATATGATAGACACACTGAGATTGTTGGATTTATGAAGCGCAATTTCCGTGAGCATAGACGTTGTGGGTTTCTATCATTGCCTGTTGGTGGGATGGTTGGAAAGCATATTGATATTGGATCTTACTATCAAACCAAGGATAGGTATCATCTAGCAATTGCCGGCACATACAAGTATATGGTTGGCGATGAATCTGTTATTGTGGAACCAGGTACACTTATGTGGTTTGATAACAAATTGGAACATGGAACTGAGAATATTGGCGATTGTGTTAGAGTCACATTTGTATTTGATGTACCACATTCAAAATGGAATCAAAAATAAACTTTACTGAAATGATGAAATAAGGTATACTAGTATTATTGAGTAAATTATACACTAAGGAGACACTATGAGTTTATTGGAAAAGATAAAAAATAATAGCACTATCAAAGAATCTGCAATTTTATCAGAATCGAAGTTCTTTGCAAAGAAGGATATGATTACCACTGCAGTGCCAGCACTCAATGTCGCACTATCCGGTAGATTAGATGGTGGTGTGACTCCTGGACTGACAATTTTCGCGGGTCCCAGTAAGAATTTTAAGACGATGTTTAGTCTAATCGTGGCAAAAGCATATATGGACAAATATGCCGATGCTGTATTACTTTTTATGGATAGCGAATTTGGCACTCCACAATCATATTTCACCACCTTGGGTATTGATACTGGTCGCGTGGTCCATACGCCAATAACAGACATAGAGCAATTGAAGTTTGATATCATGAAACAGTTAGAAGGAATAGAAAGAAATGATCATGTGATCATACTAATTGATTCGATTGGTAATCTTGCCTCCAAGAAAGAAGTAGATGATGCTTTAGATGGAAAGTCTGTTGCAGATATGAGTCGAGCAAAGCAATTAAAAAGTTTATTTCGTATGGTCACGCCGCATTTAGCAATCAAAAATATTCCTATGGTTGCGGTAAACCACACATATAAAACCATGGAACTTTATGCTCGCGATATAATGAGTGGAGGCACTGGAGCATATTACAGCGCAGATAATATTTTCATTCTGGGTCGTCAGCAAGAAAAGGAAGGCACAGAAGTTATTGGGTACAACTTTATTATCAATGTAGAGAAGTCGCGTTATGTTAGAGAGAAGTCAAAGATTCCAGTCACAGTAAAGTTTGATGGTGGTGTTTCTACTTGGTCTGGTCTACTTGATATGGCACTTGAATCTGGACATGTCGTTAAACCATCAAATGGATGGTATTCCAGAGTTGATAGTGATGGAGTGGTTGAAGAAAAGAAATGGCGTATCAAGGATACAGATAGCAAAGACTTCTGGTTACCAGTGATCACTAAATCATCATTCCCAAAGTGGGTTCAAGAAAGATACCAAGTGGGCACCGGAGAAATTATGAATGATGATTCGATCAATAAAGAATTATCGGAGATTGAAGATTGACCGACGAAGAATTATTAGCAAGGTTAACTCAGATGGAGGAGAAGATGGGTTCTCTTCCATCTCCGGAGCACGAACCATTACGATTCAAACACTTTTGCAAGATGTACAATTTTTATAAGAGCAGAGAAAATGATGAACAACCCCCTCCTACGTCCACACAAGACAGTTGAGAAAGAAGTCAACGGGCAAAAGGTCTTTGCTCTTGAGTTGACGGAAAATCCCTATTCAGGTATAATATTCTCTTACAATAAGGTTTCATTCACTGAAGATGAAAAGAATGACAAACTCAAGATCCACTTTGATTATGAAGTGCATCGTCATAATGATCAAGACTATGACATATTTGAGTTTGAGCAATACCTGGGAGACTTCCTCCAAGAATTGATT